GTTGAAAGATGGTAAGTACGATGAAGTAGTTAAGATGGTAGATAAAATTAAAGAAAGATTAAAAAGAATGAGAAGTTCTGGTTTAGCTAGGGGTGGAGAGTTTTCAGTTGAGAATTTAGCGTTTAAAGCTTTAAGAAGGTCACCATTTATTGCTAATATAACAGATATGAAGACGATGGCTTATGATAAAAAGATGACAATGAAAGAAAGAATTAACTTAGACAAAGAAGTTAAGTTATTATTAGAAGGTGGGGCTTATGGACATCTTAACCACCCATTCGATGATAAAAATTTAACGTTTTCAGATTTTAAAACACTAATTATTAATACGTTACAAGGTAATCTGAATAGGGAAGGACCAGTCACAGAAAAAACAGATGGTCAAAATATAATGATAAGTTGGAAGAATGGAAAACTTATTGCGGCTAGAAATAAAGGACATATTAAGAATCATGGTGCTGGTGCTTTAGATATTAATGGTGTAAAAAGTATGTTTTCAGGTAGAGGTGATATTGAGAAAGCCTTTGTTTATGCTATGAGAGATTTACAAAAAGCCATAGGTGGTCTAAGTGATACTCAAAAAACAAAAATATTTGATGAGGGAAAGAAATTTATGTCGTTGGAAGTTATTTATCCAGCAACAGCAAATGTAATACCATACGATAAAGCACTTTTACAATTTCACGGAACAATAGAATATGATGCGGCTGGTTCACCAGTAGGTGAGGATAGGGGAAGTGCAAGAGTTTTGGCTGGTATGATAAAACAGATTAATCAAAATATACAGAAGGCGTTTAAGATTGAGAAACCATTTGTTACAAATTTGCCACAAGTAAAAAACTTTTCACAAAGACAGAGTTATTTTTTAGGTAAATTAAATAAGTTACAAAATCAGTTTAGATTAAAGGGAAATAATACATTAGCAGAATATCATCAAGCTTATTGGATGGAGTATATTTTTAATGCAGGAAAACAATTTAAATACAATGTACCTAATCGTATTTTAGTTAAACTTACTCGAAGATGGGCATTTTTGGATAAGTCTTACAGAATACCAGATATTAGAAAAGATATAAAGAATAAAGAGTTTTTAGATTGGATATTAAAAACAGATAAAATGGATTTACAAGGTTTACAGAAAAAACATATTAGAGATTGGGAAGTTCTTTTCTTTGAATTGGGAGCTGAAATATTAAAAAATCTTAGTGATTTTATAGCAGCTAATCCAGATAAATCGGCTCAACAAATTCGTAAGGATTTAAAATCTGCTGTTAGTAAAGTTAGAACGTCTAAAGATCCAAAAGTATTAAATACTTTAAAAACTCAATTGGATAGATTGAATGCTATTGGTGGTTTAAAATCTGTTGTTCCGAGTGAGGGCATAACTTTTGTATTCAAAGGAAAGTTGTATAAATATACTGGAGCATTTGCACCAGCAAATCAAATCTTAGGTATGTTAAAATTCGTATAGGAGTAGGTTATGGGATATAGTAAAGAAGCAGAAAGACAAAATAAAGCATTAGGGGATGTATTAGCTGGTAGAACTCCTGAAAAGAGAGTAATGATTGGTTATGAAGGAAAGAAAGATAAAGGCGGTGACAAGATAAGTAGACTTTCTGATATTATGAAAAATGCTAGGATGCCAATGTTTTGTCCAGAGTGTGATAAAATTATGAAGAAAAAATTGGATAATAAGATGTGGATGATGTTTGGTCATTGTTTTGATTGTCAAGTTACAATTGAAAATAAACTTCGCATTGAAGGATCATATGAAGAATGGGCTGAAGATAAAATTAAAAGGAATAAGATTTCTTTTATAAAAGACCAAATACAAGCTATTGCAGAATGGAAAGATATGAAAGCTCCAGAATGGTATAACAATGTAGGTGTCAATTATCCTATGTTAGAAAAAGAAAAATGGGATGTTGATATGGATAAAGTTCAAAAAGAAGCTGATGATGCTTTACAAAAATATACAGAAGTTTTAGAAGAATTGGAGAACGAATAATGAAAATTTGGAAAATAATATTAGGTATTTTAGGAGCAATTGGAGCATTATTTGCTGCTTCTTCTAAAAGTAAAGAAGTAAAAGAGCTTAAAAAAGTTATTAAAGAAAATAAGAAGCAAGAGAAAAAGGTTGAGAAACAGATTAAAGAATTAGAGGAAGTTAAAACTGCTTCTAAAAAAGAGGTTGGTAATCTAAAAAGAAAATTAACTAACTCTAAAAAGAAAACTCAAAAGATGGAAGAGGCTTATGAAAATGATGAAGTAGAATCAGCTGAAGATTTTTTGAGACAATTTGCTAAAAGTAAATGAGGTTCAGTATGAAAATATTAAAATATTTTTTATTATCATTTTTTGTGTTATCAATGGTGGGTGCTCAGACGACATTTACCCAAGAACAAGCTTTAGAGATGATAAAAACTCGTGATGCACAATGGGAAGGTAAATTAGCGAAAGCAGATTCTTTAATAGTATCACAAAAAGTAGTAATTAGTGATTCTGATCATTTAATAAAAGAGTTGGAGAGTCAAATAAAAATAGATTCTTTACTTTTATTAAAAAAGAGTGAGCAAATTGAATTATTAAAAGATAGAGATGAAGCTAACGAAAAAATGATTAAATTAGTGAAACCGAAGTTATGGGAAAATAGATATCTTTGGTTTGGTGTAGGATTTTACTTAGGAAGTTTATTATTATGAAACCTGGACAATTAAAAGAGGTAATCAAAAAAGAGTACCAAAAGTGTGCTAAAGATCCCGTATACTTTTTAAAGAAGTATTGTGTTGTTCAGCACCCGATGAGAGGGAAAGTTCCTTTTCATTTATATGATTATCAAGAAAAGTCATTACAGACTTTCGAAGAACATAGATTTAATATCGTTCTTAAAGCTCGTCAGCTAGGATTATCAACACTTACTGCTGGATATTCTTTATGGATGATGACTTTTGGTCAGGATAAAAACATATTGGTAATTGCCACAAAACAAGATACTGCTAAAAACTTAGTAACTAAAGTAAGAGTGATGCACGCCAATTTACCCTCTTGGTTGAAACAGCGATGTACAGAGGATAATAAACTATCTTTACGATATAGTAATGGTTCACAGATAAAAGCTGTTTCAAGTGGTGAGGATAGTGGTCGTTCGGAAGCATTATCTTTACTAATATTAGATGAGGCTGCTTTCATTGATAAGATTGAACCAATATGGGCAGCTGCTTCACAGACATTATCAACTGGTGGACAATGTATAGCACTTTCTACACCAAATGGTGTCGGTAATTGGTTTCATAAAACTTGGGAAGGTGCAGAAAATGGTACAAATGATTGGAATTTTATAAGATTACATTGGAATTTACATCCTGAAAGGGATCAAGAGTGGAGAGATGAACAAGATAGTTTATTAGGTCCTTCTCTTGCTGCACAAGAATGTGATTGTGACTTTTTAACTTCTGGACAAACTGTAATTGATGGTGTTATATTAGAAGAATATAGGCAAACACACGTTACAGACCCATTAGAAAAAAGAGGAATAGATAGTAACCTTTGGATTTGGCAACCAGCAAACTATACAAAGGATTATGTATTAAGTGCTGACGTTAGTAGAGGAGATGGTACGGATTTTTCTGCATTTCACATTATGGAAGTAGAAAGTATGGAACAAGTAGCAGAATATAGAGGTAAAATATCAACAAAAGATTTTGGAAACCTTTGTGTAAATACTGCTACAGAATATAACAACGCTTTATTGGTAGTTGAGAATAACAATATTGGTTGGGCTACTCTCCAACAATGTATAGATAGAGGTTATGAGAACTTATTTTATATGAGTAAAGATTTAAAGTATGTAGATACAGAACACCAGATGTCTAATAAATATAGAATAGCAGATAGGAATATGGTGGCTGGATTTAGTATGACAATGAAGACAAGACCACTGGTTGTCTCTAAATTAGAGGAATATTTTAGAGAAAAGTCAGTAATTGTCCGTTCAAATCGATTAATTGATGAGTTGTTTGTATTTATATATAACAACAATAAAGCTGAAGCGATGCAGGGATATAACGATGATTTAGTTATGAGTTTTGCTTTGACTCTTTGGGTAAGAGATACTGCATTAAGATTAAGGAATGAAGGAATAGAATTGACTAAAAGAACTTTAAGTGGTACAACATCACAGATGATACCACAAAAACCAACCAATGAAAATGATTCTTGGACATGGGATGTAGGTCCTAATGGCGAAAAAGAAAATTTAGATTGGTTAATTAAATAAGAGGTAAAATTATGGCTCAAACAGACTTATTTTCAAGATTAAAACGACTATTTTCTACAAATACGATTGTTAGAAATATAGGCGGAAGAAAACTAAAGATTGTAGATACAGGACAATTACAATCAAATATTCAAACTAATTTGGTAGATAGATATCAAAAATTGTATTCTAATATGCATCAATTGGGATACAATGATCAACTTTATCAACAACAATTAAGATTGGGTTTATTTAGAGATTACGAATCAATGGATGCTGATTCAATTATTGCTTCTGCTCTTGACATATACTCGGATGAGTCTACTATGAAAAATGAGTATGGTAAAGCATTGGATATACAAACTGATAATAATCAAGTATATGATATATTACATAATTTGTTTTATGATATATTAAATATAGAATTTAATTTATGGCCATGGGTTCGTAATATGACTAAATATGGCGATTTCTTTTTACAGTTAGAAGTTGCAGAAAAATATGGTATTACAAATGTAACTCCTATGTCTGCTTATGACGTTGCTAGATTAGAAGGACACGATGAAACAAATCCACAATTAGTTCAGTTTATGTTAACTCCATTAGGTGATAATACCAGACACGGTACTAATAAACTTGAAACGCAAACATTTGAAAATTATGAGGTAGCACATTTCAGACTTCTTTCAGATTCTAATTATGTTCCTTATGGTCGTTCTATGTTAGAGGGCGGAAGGAAAACTTGGAAACAATTAACTCTTATGGAAGATGCTATGTTAATACATCGTATAATGAGAGCACCAGAAAAGAGAATATTTAAGTTAGACATTGGTAATATACCACCAGCTGAAGTTGATAACTATATGCAGCAGGTAATTAATAAGATGAAGAAGGCTCCTGTTATCGATGAGAAAACAGGTGACTATAATCTTCGTTATAACATCCAAAATCTTACAGAAGACTTTTTTCTACCTGTAAGGGGTGGTGATAGTGGAACTAATATTGAATCATTGAATGGTTTAAGTTATGATGCTGTTGATGATATTGAATATTTGAGAAACAGACTTATGGCTTCACTAAGAGTTCCAAAAGCTTTCTTAGGATATGAAGAGGGATTAGGTTCTAAGGCTACATTGGCTGCTGAGGATGTTAGATTTGCCAGAACAATTGAAAGAATACAGAGAATCGTTGTTAGTGAATTAACAAAGATTGCTGTGGTACATTTATATTCACAAGGGTTTAGAGACCAAGAGCTTGTAAACTTTGATTTAACTTTAACAAATCCATCTACTATTTATGAACAAGAGAAGATTGAATTGTGGAATAATAAAACTTCACTTGCTGAGTCAATGGTTAGAGATGGTTTAGTTTCTTCAGAATGGATTTATAAAAATATATTCGGATTTACACAAGAACAAATCAAAGAACAAGACGAACAAATTACATTTGATTACAAAACAAAATTTAGAAGACAACAGATTGAAGCAGAAGGTAACGATCCTGCTAAGAGCGGACAATCACAAGGAACACCATCTGATATGGCTATGGGAAGAAC